GAGCAGAAGAGCGCATGACCGGCGCGTATGCCACCGTCGAGCAGGACGCCAACAGCAGTGTGCCGGTAGTGATATACCGGATGACCGCTGCGGATGAGGCGAGGCTCGACCGGTTCGAGGGCTATCCCAAGTATTACTACAAGCGGGAGTTCTTCCTGCCGGTATGGAACCTGAGCGGCCGTAGGCTGAAAAAGCGCAGAACCTGCATAGCTTACATCATGCATGAGTACCGATCCCTTGGGGAACCGGGAACAGATTACTTCCGGCTGCTGGATGATGGATATGACCGCTGGGGTTTTGATAAGGACCCACTGTATGCGGCGCTGGAAAACAGCATCGGATATAAGCAGGCGAACGCCTGGATCAGAACATACGAAAAGGAGCGGAGAAGAACATGAGAAAGAAGTATTACATAGCCTACGGCAGCAACCTGTCCGTCGAACAGATGGCGCAACGCTGCCCAGACGCGAAGGTCGCAGGTATGGCGGCGCTAAAGGACTGGAAGCTGGTCTTCCGGACACACGCGACGATTGAGCCCTGCGAGGGCCGGGTGGTGCCGGTTCTGATCTGGGAGATTTCCCAGCGGGATGAGCGAAACCTGGACCGCTATGAAGGCTATCCGTCCTACTACTACAAGCAGGACATAATCGTTACCATGACAGATCTGGGCGGGAAGAACCCGCAGGAGATCACGGCGATGGTTTACCTGATGACAGAGGGACACGAGATCCGGATGCCGTACAGGGGGTACCTGGACACACTGGCTGAAGGCTACCGACGCTTTGGCTTCAATCCCTATCAGCTGGAGCTGGCGGCAAAGGAGGCGACGGTATGAATTTCCTGAGTAGAGAAACCATTGAGCGGATGAGACAGGAATACCCGGCTGGATGCCGCATCGTTCTGGATGAAATGAATGACCTGTATATGAAGATCCCCATTGGGACACAGGCAACCTGCAATGGCGTTGATGATGCTGGGAACATTATGGCTGCATGGGATACAGGAAGCTCACTCTCTATCGCATACGGCGCGGATCGCTGTCATAAGGTCAGCACGGAAGCGGAAGCAAAAGTCACTCTGGACTGGTACGGAAAACACCAGCCGAAGGAGAACGCCAGGTGTCCCAGGTGTGGATGCCTGATGGACAGTGCGACTTTCCGTCATGCTTTGAGCCGTCGGGCAACCATCATGATCTGTGATGAAGACGGTATGCGGGAAGCACTGGAGGACGCAGGAATCATGGAGCGTCTTCCACTGACACAGTGGACCGCGATTACCGGTCCGCAGAACGGCGATGGTCCTTGGGAGGGCTGACCTTCCGGGTGTAATGTAGACAAATCAAGGCTGTGATGATTGTCACATATTTCTCCGGATTCTCGGAATAAATAACTTGCTATTTTCCCTGAGTAGAGTGATATATACACATGCCGAAAGGCACAGAACACCTACCGGGGAGGACAAGCACATGACCACCTACAAGACAAACCACGCAGCCACCACCAAGAGCCTGACCGAGTGGTACTTCGGAAAAGCTCTTGTAGCCAGCATGACCGCCAAGGCCAAGCGTGAGAGCAAGAAGACCGGGAAGACGGAATTCCGCTTCTGGCAGGACGGCACCGGCTACCTGACTATCACCCTTCACTAAGGAGGTATCCACCATGACAAACCTCGACCACATCCTTTCCCTGGTCCGCCACGGCGCACAGCTGCGCAACCCGGACGATGGCAGCCTGATGCCGCTGACGGAAACCTTCTACCACAAGGCGATGGAAGCCTGCCATACTGGCGGCTACAACGCAGCCACCTACGATCTGATCCTTCCGGGGATCGAGGACGAGATGGGCCTTTGCATCTGGAAAGACGGGCACGTCGATTCCGGCAGCATGCGGAGCATCTGCGACTGCCTTGCCCGGTGAGCCCATACAAGCCGCCACGAGGGGCCTTCGGACCTCTTTTGATGAGCTGTATCTGGCTGATTATCTGAAGTGAAAAAGGCAATAGAAGGACCTCGCCCATAGCAGCGGGGTTATTCTATGTCCAAATGAACAAATCAGCCCGTAATCTTTGTGCATTATATTCCTGAAATATGCGCAGAATTGACTTGCTATTATTCCGATTCAGAGTGATATATACACATGCCGAAAGGCAAACGACAAAGATTACGGAGGGCAAAGACCATGACGAACGCTTACGAACTGAGAAAGCACTTCTTCCTGGAAGACTACAACACGGCGATCCTGCGGGAGGATTTCGAGACCTTCTTCACTAAGACGAAAGAAAAAGTTACCTTCACCTTCCAGGGCTGGGACGGGAAGAGCTACGACGGCGAGAGTAGGACCGCGACGGTTTACCGCACAACCATCAAAGGTTTTGAGGGCTTCCGCTTTATCAAGGTTGGCAAGGGCCTCCACTACATCGAAGACGGGACGGCGATCCTGGAGAAGGCGACCGGCGAAACCCACGAGAGAGCCAGCTGGCTGGTGGATGTAAAGCGGGCCTGATCCACACCGAACGAAGCCGGGAAAACGGCCTCACGTGGCTGTTTTTCACGTCATAATATACACGAAATACCCTCTGGATCTTTGTGCAGATTATTCCTGAAAAATCTTCCGATAATCCGAAAATATAACTTGATATTTCTTCCGAGTAGAGTGATATATACACATGCCGAAAGGCAAACGACCAAAGGAGGAACAAGACCATGACAAACCTTGAAAAAAACGCCCGCACCTACCGCCTGCCGGAGACCACCACCCCTGAGAACCTCGCCTGCAGCTGGAGCTGCACGGTGAATTTCGGAGACAAGGTTCTCCTCGCCGGATACTACTACAGTGGCCGGAACCAGAACAGCTACTTCGGCGCAGTTTACGAATACACCACAGCGGATCACACCTGCGAAGGTGAGATCAGGCTGACGGCGGTCAGTGCCGAAATGTTCGCGGATAACGGCCACGCCCTGGCCTGGAGCATGGCGCAGTGAGGAGGGGCGGAGCGATGACGACATTCGAACGGGATTACAAGGATGCCCAGGAGGGCAATGAGATTGAAGTATTGACCAGGCGAAAGGCCGAGATCAAACGGCTGATCCAGGAAGGAAAAGCCTGCAAGAACGGATTCCGCAGGCAGTGCATTGCCCAGGAGGTCGCAAGACTCCAGAAAGAATACGATAAGATCGACGCATTATTTTGAGCCTACAGATGATTTTCTGCAGGCTTTTTCAATGAGTAAAATCGTGGACAAACTCCATTGCGATTTCTGATATCATGATATCGTCGAAAGAGGGCGGAGCCGGAACCGCCTCAACAGCACACACACTGGGGATAGAATTGGCGGCATCGGAACACCCTGAACCGCAAGGAGCGCGGGAAACCGCATGATGGTCATGTGAAGACTCCTAACGAATGAAACCGTCAATGAGTAAAATCGTGGACAAACAATATTGCAGTTTCTGATATAGTGATAGTGTCAGAAGAGCGCGAGGATCTGTGGAGCAATTCCGCAGGTCCTTTCTTTACGCCATTTTTCGGGAAGGAGGGATCGGATATGGCGACTAAGGGAAGAAAGCCGACGCCTACAGCGATTAAGGAACTGGAAGGCAACCCCGGCAAACGGCCGCTGAACGATAAAGAGCCAAAGCCCCAGAAAAAGGCTCCCCCTTGCCCCAAGTGGCTGGAGCCGGAAGCGAAAAAGGAGTGGCGGCGACTTGCTAAAAAGATGGAGACACTCGGTGTGCTGACGGAAGTGGATATGGCTGCCTTTGCCGGTTACTGTCAGGCCTACGCCAGATGGAAACAGGCAGAGGAACGGATTACGGATCGTGGCCTGGTAATCCGCACGCCTTCCGGTTATCCGCAGCAGGTGCCCTACATCAGTATCGCGCAGCAGTATCTCCGGCTCATGAATCAGTTTGCGGAGCAGTTCGGCCTGACGCCTGCGGCAAGAAGCAGGATCATTGCCGGGAATGAGAGCAGCGCCGGGCATGTGGATGAGATGGATGAGCT